AGGTATGTTAAACTCAAACACAACACAATCCCCATCATAATCTGTTATCGTTGCGAAGTATGTTTCTACAGGCACGGGAATAAAAGGAGGCTTAACGAGAGGTATTGATGGGTGGATTAAACGTAAAAGAATACAGTTTAAAGATAAGGGAAGCGGTAAGTTTATAAGTTATAACCAAACAGCTTTTTTAGTTCGTAATTCTATTTGGAATAAGGGAATACAAACTACTAACTTTTTTGAAAGACCTTTTGAGTTAGCATTTGCAAAGTTGCCTGATGAGTTAGTGGAAAGTTACGCTTTAGATGTAGAAGATTTATTAAAATATAGTTTGAAATGATTAAAAGTTTATCGCCTTATTATTTAACAATTCCTTTTATCGCTCCGATAAGTGGGGAAACTTGTACATCGTTTACTTTGCAGGTTTATGTTTGGAATGGTTTAAAGAATGTAGTTCCTGCTAATATGTCTTATGAAATAACAATCGACAACGTCACCGAATCAATAAGCAGTTACGAAATTGATATCGCATTAATTATTAACGACTTTATAGACTTCACTCCATTTGATACTACTACCACCGAGTTAATAGATGGCTTTAATCAGTATTGGGTTAAGACACAAATATTATATACAACCACCGATGAGGATGATTATGTGCCAAACTACGAAAGTACTTTATTAATGACGGCGGGTTATGGTTACGGAATGGATGGTGCAAACTCACAGATACCTGCAAATAAAATATTACTTACAGGAACTGAATTTAAAGTAAGCAGAAACGGTTTCTTTGTGTTACCTATAATGATTGAGGAATCAGAACCTGTAGAAACATACTTCGCAACGATAACAGATTATGATGGGGATTGTGTTGTGTTTGAGTTTAACATACCTTACGATGAGGACACAGTAATTATACAGGACAGTATTGATAGTGGTGTTACTTGGACGAGCAAATTAGAAAGCTCAACAAGTCCCGCTTGTGCTTATGATTACCCTGACGTACCTACTTGGTTTAGATTAAAAAGCACAGGAGAAACAGTTTATTATTCTAACATATTCGTTTATACACCATGATAACAGTAATTTCATATCCAGATAATCAAATCGATTACGAAATAACACCGCCTGAATCATTACTTGCTATTGAAATGGTGCAAAACTTATGGGTTGATGTTTCGGAAGCTACGACAGATGAGTATATCGAGATAATTTTTAACGGTGTTACTACAACTTTACTAATAACTGATGAGTGTAGATACACCCCTATTGATATTTGCTTCCAAAATAAAGAGGGCGCATTACAATTTATAACGTTTTTCAAGGCTAAATCAGATAGTTTAAGCACTTCTAAAGAGGAATTTGAAAGCGATAGAGGGCAACCACAAGATGGAAACCACCAATTTGTTAAGTTTAACGTGCAAGGTAGAAGTAAATTCAGGGTAAATAGTGGGTTTGTAGCTGAAGAAATGAACGAAACCTTTAAACAATTACTATTAAGTGAGCGAGTTTGGGCGTATGAAGATGAAGTTTTCACGCCTTTAAACGTTGGAAGCTCATCTATTGAGTATAAAACCCGTCAAAAAGATAGGCTTATTAACTACGAAATTGAGTTTGAGAACGCATTTAACGAGATAAATAACGTATGATAGTTGATATTTATATTGGTAACTATAAACTTGATACATTCAAAGACGAAAGCGCAGAGTTAAATAACTCTATTGCTAACGTTAACGATATTACAAAGAATACAACCGAATACACAAAGACCTTTACCGTTCCTGCTTCGCATATAAACAATAAAGTATTTAAGCATTATTATAATGCAAACATAGATAATACTTTCGATGCCCGAACAAAGGTTGCAGGGCGTATTGATTTGAAAGGTATTCCTTTTAAGTATGGTAAATGGCGTTTAGCTAAAGTTCAAGTTAAGCAAGGGAAGCCATACGCTTATACTATAAACTTTTGGGGCAACTTGGTTTCGCTTAACACAAAGTTTGGGGATGATTTATTAAGTGATTTAGATTTGTCCGACTTCGACCATAACTATAATTCAGATAATGTTATTTCGGGGTTAAGTTTAACTGGCCCTTTTTCTTTTTTCGCAGGAAATATGATTTACAATCTGTTTTCTAAAAAGCAACTGTATTATAATGGGATTGTTTCGGACAATGTTAACACATCAACTTTAGCTAATATCGCTTGGTCTGGTGGTTCTGCAACGGGTGTATTTTGGAGAGATTTAAATCCGTCGATTAAGATTATAAAAATAATTGAGGCGATAGAGGATAAATATGACGTTGTTTTTAGTAGAGATTTCTTCGGAAGGTCGGAGTTCACAGATTTATTTTTGTGGCTTAATAATGGAGAAGGAGTTAGCGGTGGAAGTAAGCGAGTAAATTTTACAGGAGGTTCAACGGAATTTGTAAACTTAACAACTGATGTTGCTACATTTGAACCTACATATACAGATTTTAATGATAGGTTATATTACCTTACTGTATTAAGAATTACACCTGACACGGGTTATGAATCAACGCCTTATACAGTTATTACTTATCGTAATGGTGTGGCAATTTCGTCAATAGAAAAAACAGGAACAAGTGCTATAACTCAAACGTGGACATCAGGCTTATCAGATAGCGAAACCGTTGAAGTTTATTATGAAATAGTTACCGATGAAATATTTGGTTACGATGTGCAATATGAACAATCAGAAAGAGAAGTTGTAGCAGGTGTTACAACATCGACTTTATTTATTACAACAGGTTCAGATAGTTTAACTTTTAATTTTGTGGTTTCAGAAAACATTCCAAAGATTAAAGTTATTGACTTTATGGCTGGATTGTTTAGGATGTTTAAGTTAGTTGTAATAGCTGACAGATACGATAACGTTTACATAAATACTTTAAAAGATTATTACGCACAAGGGAAGTTATACAATTTTACTCGTTATGTAGATTTCACAAGTAACGAAGTTGAAAGAGGGACGTTGTTAAACCAAATAAATTTTAATTTCGAAGAGCCAACAACGATATTAAACTCGCAGTTTAAACTTAACACTTCACAGGCTTACGGCGATGAGGATTTAACGATAAAAGACAGCGACGGTGTTTTGTTAGATGGCGAAAGTTTAGAGGTTAAATTACCATTTGAACAAATTATTTACGAGAGGCTAACAGATTTAAACGATAGCGTTCAAACGAGTGTAATGTATGGTGGAATATTTAACGAACAAATAGAGAAAGTAAATCCTGCTCCGCATATTTTCTATAACTCATATCAAAACGTTACATCGAAACCTATTGCGTTAATAGACGATACAGATACAAGAGTAAGACTTAATTTTTTAAACACTCCATCACATACACAGGGGTTTGTTGAGCCTCAATACTCAACAATATTTAGTGAAGAGTTTAACGAGTGGGACGGTTCGTTAATCAGTAACACGCTATACACTAATTACTATGAGGATTACATAAACGCTATATTTAATATTAAACGCAGAAACTTTAGCTTCACGTGTAAAAATGTACCGTTTAGAATAATGACAAAGTTACAGCTTAACGATGTTATTCAGATTAAACAAAACTATTATAGAATTGATAACTATAATTTCAATTTAAATAATGGTGATGTAACTTTAAAACTAATCAATTCTTTTGACAATAGATTAAATGTTTTCAACGTTGACAGAAGGTTGGTTTATGTTGATTATCAAGAGCAGTCAACAACGGTTTATGTAACAAACCTCGATAATTTTGATTATAATAGTACAGAACTATGGGTTTCGGCTACAGCATCTGGCAATGTAGTTTCGTTAAATTTTGATGAGAATGACACAGGATTAGAGCGTAGCGCAGTAGTAACAATAATAAATTCAGAAACTTTACAAGATGTTGATGTAACGGTAATTCAAACACCGAGTTCAGTTTCTTTTGATAGTGGAGAAATAACATTTGATAGTAATTTAATAACTTGGGATAATGGCTAAGCAAACAATATTATTAGGAACAACCCCTAACGATGGTACGGGGGATAAATTAACAGAAGGCGGGGATAAAATAAACGATAACTTCACAGAGCTTTACGACGAGAAAGGATGGGGCTATTATCAAGATGGGCTTTCAACACCGACTATAACCGTAACGACAAGTTTCACACAAATAACTATTGATGCTTTAGGCTCATTAACAAATGAATCTTACTTGCCTCGTGAAATTAGAGGTACTTCGAGTTTGTGGTCAGGAAATAAAATTACACCCGTTAATGTTGGGGACGATTATGACGGTAGGTTTGATATTGAAGTAACGGGGAGAACGGGTTCCCCAACTTACATAGAATTTATAATTGATATTGGAAACAGTACGCCAGACACAAATAGAGTATTTACAGGCTATATGCTTTCGGCAAACGCAACGCCTTACAGACAAAACTTACCAATAGATTTTTATACACTTTCAACATTTGTAACTAATGGCGGTAAAGTATATGCAAGGGTTGACGTAGGTACAATAACAGTAGGTTCAAGAGCTTTAAAAATAAGTAGAAAGTTTAAAAACTAAATAATGATAGCGGATATAATTACATTATTGCAAAAGTTAGAGTACTATGGTGGTGGAGAAAACATCGAAATTGCCAAAGGTAAAAGGGAACTTGTTACTAATTTTTCAACGTTTAAAACAAAAATAAAAAGACTATGGTTGAAAAGGTAGTAAATATAACCGTAACGCAAAAAGGTGCTGAAAAAGCTATTGGACAAGTATCTCAATTAAACAACAGGCTTAATGGCTTAAAAGAAACGACAAGTTCCTTAGGGCACGGTATGAAGGGTACTGGTAACGCTATTTTAGAAACGGCAGTACAGTCCGAAAAATTAAACTCCGTAACAAATGGGCTTTCTGGTACTTTAGCTTCTGTTGCGGATAATTCTACTTTGTTTTCAAAAGGAATTATTTTTGCTACAGGGGTTCAAAAAGTTTATACTTTAGTAGTTGGAAGCACAACAGGAGCGTTAAAGGCTTTGCGTATTGCTTTAGTGTCTACGGGCTTGGGCGCTATTGTTGTTTTGTTAGGACTTTTCATTTCTAAAATGATGGAAAGCACAGAGGCTACAGAAGAGCAAAAAAGACAGCAGGAATTGCTTAACGATGTTTTAAAAGAAACAAACGCTTTATATAAAGAGAGTATTACTGATTTACAAGATGTTACAAAGGAACGTATTTTAAGAGCAAAAATAGCAGGTAAAAGCGAATCAGATTTAAGTAAGATTGAAAAAGAAAGTGCCGAAGAAAGATTTAGAAATTATAAAAATGAAGAGGAAAGGCTTTTAAGATTACAACAAAGAAAAGGAATAACGGTTGAGCAGTCGGCAGAAATAAATAAACAGCTTTTAGATAATCAAAAAGAATATTTTGGAAATTTAAATAAAGAAAGAATTTCTGATTTAGAAGGGGAGCTTTCAACAGTTGAAGCAAAACGTCAAGCGCAAAAAGATTTACTTAAAAAAATAGCTGAAGATAAAGCTAAAGACAGAATTGAACAGGCGAGATTACAAAAAGAATTTGAAGAAAGTTTAGCTAAAGGGTTAATTGATTTACAAATCGCAACTAATGAAGCGGAATTTAGTCAAAGAGATTCAGATATTGAAAATAGAAAAAGACAATCTGATGAAATAGCAAAAATAGCAGCTAAGGAACAGGCAGATGCCGAAGCCGAAGCAGAAGCTGAAAAGAAACGAGAAGAAACAATAGCTAATATGAAAGTGGGTATTAGAACAAATACTCAAAATTTATTGTTGTCCTTATTAAAAAAAGGAAGTGCGGTTGCTAAAGGTATTGCGATAGCTGAAATAGTTAGAGAGCAAGTAAAATCTGTTAGTGGTGCAATATCTAATTTAACAATAGCTAACGCAAAAGCAGTTGCCGCTTCTCCATTAACGGGAGGACAACCGTTTGTTGGTTTAAATACAGCTTTAACGGTTTCGGGAATAGCATTTTCAGCAGCTACAGCGGCAAAGTCTATAAAGGACATTTTGTCGGATGGGAAAAGCGCATCGGGAGCAAGTGCGCCCAATTCGGGAAGTGGCGGAGGAGAACAACCATCAGCACCATCGTTTAACATCGTTGCAGGAACTGGAAGCAATCAAATTGCATCAGGTTTAGCAAGTAATAAAACACCAATAAGAGCGTTTGTAGTTTCAAGCGAGCAGAGAACGGCTGATGCTTTAGATAGGAATATTGTTAGTGAGGCATCGTTTGGTTAATAAGGTAGAGAGTATGTTATATAATAATCATTTTGCGATTCAACTTTAGCATTATAACCTAAAGTAAAAAAAGCATTTTTTACATTTTCAAAATACATCCCCTTATGTGCTTTTTTTTGAACAGTGTAACATCTTAATTTTTCACTTTTTAAAGAATCATCAATAGATAAACAATTTTCTTTAAGTATTTGTTCAGCTTTTAATATTACTTCCCTATTTGTTTTTCTTGAAATTTCCATGTTTATTTTATTTAGTTATGCGAAGATATTAATTTTCTGTAACAAAACAAATACATTTTTGTTATAATATTAATGAAGAGATACAAAGCAAAATACAATCCAAAACTAAACAAAGGAGTTTACGGAATTTCTTTAGTTGAAAACCCAGCAATGGAAGGACATTTTATAGCTTTAGCAAAAGAGGAACAACCTATTTTGTTTAAGACTATTGATGAAGAGCAAAGAATAGTTGCGGGATTAGTTTTAGAGCCTAACAAAGATATTTACAGAAATCAAGGTGGGGAAGAATTTTACATAAGTTTTGAAGCAGACACGATTAAAGAATTATGTTATGCTTTTACAAAAAACCAAAACAACTCTAACTCAACACTTGAACACGAAAACAAAATAGAAGGCGTTACATTCGTTGAGAATTGGTTAGTTCGTGATGAGAAAATGGATACTTCATTAGCTTTAGGATTTGAAGCGAAAAAAGATAGTTGGGTTTCTGTTAGTAAAATCGATAACGATGAAGTTTGGAATGACTACGTTAAGACAGGAAAAGTTAAAGGGTTTTCAATCGATGCTTTATTATCGTTAGAAGAAGTAAATTTAAATAAACACAATATGAGTACAGAGCAGGAAAAAACAATATGGGATATGCTTAAAGATTTACCAAATCAAATCGCTTTAGCATTAACTCCTAAAGTTGAAATTAAATTAGGTTCAGTTAAGTTGGTAGACGGTTCTTTAACTTTAGAGTTTGAAGGCGATGTGTTAACCGTTGGCGGTTCAGTTTGGATAACAGCAGAAGACGGCACAAAAGTTCCTCTTCCTGTTGGGGAACACGCTTTAGAAGATGGCACTACTTTAATAGTTACCGAAGAAGGTGTTGCAGGAGAAGTTAAAGCTGTTGAAGAAGAAAACACACCTGTTCCAATGGAAGAAGCTACTGCACCTGCATCAAATAACGATGCGCAAATAGCAGAGGAAATTAGTACAGCAATTAAATCTATTTTAATTAAATATTCTGAACAAGAAGAAAGAATTACAAAAGTAGAATCTGAAAATGTAGAGTTGAAATCTCAACTTGTAGAGTTAGGATTAAAACCAGCTTCGGAAGGAATTAAACAAGCTGAAAAAAACATAGTAGTTGATTTAGCTAAAATGAGTAAAAAAGAAAGAATTTTATTTGAACTAAGAAAACAATCGTAATGAGTACAAGAGGAACAACAATAAGCGGTGTTGAATTTCAATTAGAAAGAACAAACACTATTTCAACAGCAACAACGCTAACAGCAAGTGATAGCGGTAAAACATTTACGCTGTCAGGTTCGGCAGGGGTAGCAGTAACGTTGCCAGCAGTAACGGTAGATGGTTTTAATGCTAAATTTATTATAGGTTCTGCATTTGCAACAACAAATTTTACATTAGTATCACCAACTTCTATTATACAAGGTGGGGGTATAGTAAATTCTGTTTTTGTACCAGCGTCTAATGAAAACACAATATCATTTGTAGCTACAGCAGAAACAGTAGGCGATTACGTAGAAGTAGTTTCAGACGGAACTAACTACTATGTTAACGGTGTTGGGGCTTTAGCAGGTTCAATTACTTTCACGGCAGTTTAATAAATAATAACAATAATAAAAAATAAATGGCAACAACAACTTCAGTAACATCAAACTACGCAGGTAAAGAAGCGGGTGCGATTATAGGAAAAACATTTAAAGAAGCTGATACCTTAAGATTAGGATTGGTTACTATCGCCCCGAATGTGGGTTACAAATTGAATATGCGTAGAGTTCGTTACACGGATGGAACTACTGGATATTCTTGCGGGTTTGACCCACAAGGAACTATTACTCTAAATGAAAGAGTATTAGAGCCTGTAAAACTTAAAAACGATTTCCAAGTTTGTAAAGAAGATTTCAGAGCTACATGGTCACAGGAAACAATGGGAGCAAGTGCTTCAAATCCAAATGCTCCTGCTGATATTATGGAAGCTATCCAAGTTGAAATCTTAGGACAAACAGCAGAGGATGTAGATTATAAAATTTGGCAAGGGGACAGTACAAACACAGATGAGTGGGACGGTTTCTTGAAATTGTTTTTAGCTGATAGTGCTGTTATCGATGTTGATATTGATACGGTTACAGAAGCTAACGTAGAAGCGCAATTAAAATTAGCTTTAGCAGCTATTCCGATTGCATTACGTAGAAAAGAAGTAAAAGTTTCTGTTTCTCCTGATGTATTCCAATACTTTTGGTTCTATTTAGTTTCTAAAGGAATCACAAACGGTATGGGTGGGGAAGAAAAAACTGCTAAATTTGGTAAATATACTTTAGTAGAATGTAATGGTTTGCCAGTTTCTACAATCGTAATTGCAGAACCTAAAAACTTAATATTCGGAACAGGATTAGAAGCTGACTTTAATCAACTTACAATGGTTGATGAGGATGAAGTAGGATTATTGACAGGACAAATCAGAGGTAAAATGGTTTACTCTGGTGGTGTTCAATACTACAATTCAGAGGATATTGTTTGGGCTAGACCTATCGCATAATTAACTAATATTACAGCCTCTTAATTGGGGCTGTTTTTAATACATTTTAAATATGGCTTGTGATATTACAGCAGGAAGAGATAAGGCGTGTAAGCAAAATATAGGGGGTGTTGGAAAACTATTTCTTTTTAACTTTGTAGAAAATCCTTTTACGGTTGCTTCGGGGGTTGCTACGGCAATAAATGTAGCTTTAACAGAAGTTTTTGAATTTGAGTTAGAAGGCGATGGGAATAACGTTGCGGAATCTTTAGTTTCTGATAGAAATACAGGAACTACAGTTAACACGCAAACGCAAACGTATGTACTTAAAAAGATAGACGCTGCAACCTCTCAACAAATGAACCTTTTAGCGTATGGTTTCCCGATGGCTGTTGTTAAAGACAGAAACGGAATTTACCACGCTATTGGTATTGACGATGGAATTGATTTTACCGTTGCTCAAACTACAGGAGGTGCAAAAACAGAATTAAACGGATATACATTAACAGGGGTTTCTACAACAGGGGCATTATCTCCTAAATTAGATAGCTCGACAGTAACGGCATTTTTAGCGTTGGTATAATTTTCATTTTGGTTTGATTATTTGGTTAGAGAACCCTATCGTAATTGGTAGGGTTTTTTATTTGCAAAGGTTGTAATTCTCCATTAATCGCTTTTTTATAGTTTTCAATATTATTGTCAACTTGAAAAGTATAATTTGATTTACTTGTTTCAAAATAAAAATTAGTTTTAATATCATTAAAAACAATTCCAAAAGCTAAATAAATAAAGTTATCATCTTTCAAATAACAACGGCTATATTTAATACCTTTTGGATTGATTATCTCATCGCCAATCCATTTATCAGCAATAATACTAACAGCGGGATTAATAGCGTTTAATTCGCAGAAACTTATCATTTCAAAGCCATCGTTCATTAAGTAAATTTCAAAAGGGAATAAAGCGGTTACTGAACTTGCGCTACCACTACACCCATTTTTAACAAAAGTAAAAATTTTATCAAACGCTTTTATTTTAGCTTTTCTATTTGTCCATAATTCCGAATCAAATTGAGAATAATACAGGGAAGAATTATAGTATTCGCTTTCTCTTCTTATATAAACCCAATTTTCACGCTCATAACTATTTTCTGGATATTCATAATAGGATTTACCGTTTAATCTTTGTACGGGTTGTTCGAATCTAAAACCTTCTCTTTTTTCGTAAAAAGTTTTAATGTAAAGTTTTGGTTTTTTCATTTGATTTATATTTTTGATAAACAAATATATAAAAAATAGTTTAAAGTAACAAAACGGCTAATTTTAAGTTATAATATTATGATAGTAGTTAATCCAGAAGATACAACACATAACATAGTTATTATTCCGAGATTTTATCCAACGGATGCGATTGTTATTTCATTATTTAATGAGGCTACACAGCAAACGTCAACACCTGCTAATACTTACTCAACAACTGACGGTAATACAGCTATTGAATTTGACTATGATTTTACAGAAAACCAAAACTTTCAAATAAAGATAACCGAAGCGGATGAGGTTGTTTATAGAGATAAAATATTTTCTACATCACAAGACCCGCAAGATTATAAACTAACAGATAACGTATATTTTTCATAATGGCGCAAGATATTAGGCTAATACAACTGAATAATTACATACGCCCTAATTTAGATGAGAACAAATCTAAAAATTGGGTTTTAAACGGTAAAAACAACGACTTCTATAACTATCTTATTAAAAGGTTTAATGGAAGTCCTACTCATTCGGCTATCATAAACTCATACGTTGATATGATTTATGCTAATGGTATTGGAGCAAAAAATAGCTATACAAATACTACTGATTGGTTGCGTTTTAAAGTTATTCTAAAGGATTTGGATATTAAAAAGATAATATCTGACTTTGTTTTGTTTAATGAGTTTTCAAGTCAAGTAATTAAGGCTAAAAACAAAAAAGATTTAGGGGCTATTAAACATTTACCTAAAGAGCGTGTTGCGCCATCTTTAGAAAACGACAAAGAAGAGATTGAGAAGTATTGGTATTGCCGTAATTGGAATAAAACAAATACTTATCCACCAGAAGCGTTTAGTGCTTTTGGTTTCTCAAATGATACTATCGAAATTTATAACGCAAAGCCATATAAAGCGGGGAAAACTTATTTTAGCGACCCTGACTATTTAGCTGGGCTTCCTTATTGTGAAATGGAGGAAGAAATAGCAAACTATTATATTTCACATATTCGTAACGGTTTATCATTCGGTTATATTATAAATATTCCTGATGGTAACTCTTTAACACCCGAAGAAAAAGACGATTTAGAGCGTAAAATTAAATCAAAGTTAACAGGTAGTTCAAATGCGGGGCGTTTTGTTATTTCTTTTAACGGAAGGGACGCTGAAATAACCGTAACAGCTATTCAGGGTAACGATGCTCACAAACAATGGCAATTTCTAACAGCAGAAAGCAGACAGCAAATAATGACAGCGCATAGAGTTGTTTCTCCTATGCTTTTTGGGATTAAAGAAAAAAAAGGGTTTGGAAATAATGCGGATGAGTTAAAAACGGCAAGGGAACAAATTATTAAGTATGTAATCGAACCGAAACAACGTTTTATACTTGATTGCTTTACTGAAATTTTAGAGTATTACAATATTAATTTAGATTTATACTTTAAACCTCAAACAGAATTAACCCCTGCTATTAGATTGGCAGAAGATGAAAAAAAAAAGACTGATTTAGATGAGTTTTTAGCTTTAGGGCAGGATGAGGATTTAGAAAACTATGAATTAGTAGAATGTAAGCCTGTTGATTACGATGAAGAGGATAAAATAACGCTTTCGGTTAGTACAGGTGTAGCGTTTCCAAACGCAAAATCGATATATGATACTGAATTTTACATTTATCGCTATAGATACGCAGGAAATGAAGCACCTGAAAGGGATTTTTGCCGTAGTATGATCCGTTCAAATAAGATTTACAGACGTGAGGACATCGAAGCGATGGGAGAAAAGAATGTTAATCCGGGTTTCGGGATGCATCCAACACCAAACAAGCCATATTCTATATGGAAATATAAGGGAGGCGGTCTTTTAAGTTCAGCATTTACAGGTGGAACGTGTAAACATTATTGGGAAAAGCTAACATATAAGAAAAAGGGAGTTAAAATAGACGTTAAAAGCCCATTAAACGAACCTAAAACAAGTACAGCATCAGGAATAGCGGGGATTGCTCCGCACGATATTTAATATTATATATGGAATTTTTATTTGTAACACCCGAAGAAATGGCATCAACCACCGTATTAGGTGGTAATGTTGATGTAGATAAGTACATTCCTTGCGTCGCAAGTGTGCAATTAACTATTATTGAACCGTTGTTAGGTACTTTATTGTATGATAAAATATCTACAGATGCTGAAAATGACGATTTAACAGGTCTTTATTTAACGCTTTATGATGATTTTGTAAAACCAATTACCAAAAATATGGCAGTAGCTGAATATATAGAAATTGGGTCTTATATGGTTACTAACGGTGGTATATTTAAGCACACAGGAGATAATATAGAGGTTGTAGATAAACAAGAAGTACAATTTTTAGCGGGTAAATATCGGGCTATTGCACAGGCTATGATAATTCGGTTTAATAAATGGATTTGTAAAAATACTATAACTGAATATAAAGTTTGTCAAGACGAGGTTAACGCAAATAAGGATATTACTTTAACAGCGGGTTGGAAATTAAACGGCAACACTTATGATAAACTTCCATGGTGGCTACAATAACAAGCGGGTATAACAGAAAGTGCAAAAGTAGTGTTTCGGGGATTTCTGAAATATATTTATTCCCTTATGTGAAATATGCCAGAAGTTTAATAGTTACGGAAGATAATATTTTAACATCGTTTCCTGAAACAACAATTTATAAGTTTTATTCAAACGGAAACCCAATAGCTAATGAGTCACAAGAACAAGATGCGGGTGGAAAGTTTTTTAATCAAAGTTTAAATTTAGATTTACAATATAGTGGTAATCCTTTTGACTTACAAAAGCTATTAAAGAAAGACTATAGAATAATTTTTAAAGACAGAAACGGTTACTATAGAATATTCGGCTTATACGTTGGATTAGAGGCGGGAACTTTAAGTTATAATACAGGAAGTTCAAAGGCTGATTTTAACGGTTTTAAAATTGATTTTTCAGGGAAAGAAGAAAAGCAAAGTTTCTTTATTACGGATTTAGAAGATGCGGGATTTTTTATAGACGAGTTAGATTACAGATTATTAGAAGATGGCGGTTATAGGTTAACTGAAAGTAACGAATTTAGAATTTTAGAGTAATGGCAAATAAAAAAATATCACAATTAGACCCAGCGACAACACCTTTAGCAGGAACAGAAGAGGCGGAGATTGTTCAAGGTGGGGTTAATAAGAGGGTTGCTGTTTCGGAGTTTAGTGGCGGAACAACCCCCGACCTCGAAGCCGTACTTACAGAGGGGAACGTATCAACTTTACCAATTACCGTTGGGAATATAACAGCTACAGATGTAGACGGCGGTAGTCCTGTTTTAGTTTTAAATTACGACACGAATAATTCTAATATAATTGCTGATTTTATAGATGCAAATAGTGGGTTTGCTCACTCGATAAGAGCAAATGATTTAACCAACAATCAAGAAATTTCATTAATAAATGAAAGCGGAGATGTGGTTTTAACAACTCCTAAAACAGCTAATTTTACAGCGGTAAATAGTGCAGTTTACACGGCTAACGGAACAATAACAGTAACAGACCCAACTGGAATAGCAAATAAAGGATATATTGTTCACGTTATCGGTGGCACATCTACTATTGGCGGTGTTGGATATACAACCGGTGCTTTAGTTTATCGTTTTTACAACGGTAGTACGTGGGCAAGTGTAGATATGAACGGAAGCGGCGGAGTTTCCGACGGGGACAAAGGCGACATAACAGTAAGTGGTTCAGGTACGGTTTGGACTATTGACAACGGTGCTGTTAATGATGCAAAAGTAGCAAGTGGAATAGATGCGGTTAAGATTGCTGACGGTTCGGTTAGTAATACTGAATTTCAGTATATTAATACGCTTTCGAGTAATGCGCAAACGCAAATTGATGCGAAAGCCGACAAATCTACTTCAGCTTATAAGTTCAAAGTCAACAATACAAACGCAACGGCAAACGAAACAGAAACCGACTATCATAGCGCAGGGATGCAGGCGTATGTAGATACTCCAACTTTTACAGCAGGGACAGCTCCAAGTGGCTCGGCTGACTTAACTTACAATTGGCAACGTATAGGAAATTGGGTAAAGGCTAATTTTACTTTTTATTACCCAACAGCAGGCGCAACCGTTACACAAATATTAATACCTATTCCTTCAGATATGCCTGACCCAGTAGTACCAACAGGATTTACAGGTGCTTCGATGGTTTTATATTTAGGACAGGGAACAATGATAAGCACGCAAACCTCAATCGGTGTAAGTGCTTCGGATATGTATTCTTATTTAGTTAGAAATGCAGGTGATACAGATTTTGAGTTTGGTATTTCAGCAACAGCAGGGAGTTATAGAGTATTCAGAATGACTATTGAATACCCTACAAGTTAATGAAATACCTACTATTCATATTCTTTTTAAGCTGTTCTGAAATACCAACAGAAAGCTATAAGCCTATTGAAGTAGAGTTTTACGGAGATGACTTAACCTTTTTCAATGCGGTAAATAATGACCGTTTAAGCCGTAATATTGCGGTGCTAAAAGGCGAAAATCAACTTACTAAAGGATGTGTTACGCAATCTTATTTTATGTGGGTTGTAGGTTATGCAAACCATAATGGATTTTATCAACGTGCTGTTAATTCAAAAGCTGATACATTTAGCGAAGTGGTTTGTGGTCGTTATATTTCCCCTGAAGCAATGTTTGAAGCGTATGTAAACAGTTCAGAGCATTACAGTAAGTTAATTGATAGTACCAAAACGCATATCGGAATATCAAATATAGGCGGTTATCAATGCGTAAATTTAGCGAGTTATAAATAATATAAGCAGATAGTATGAATTTTTTATTAGAGAATTGGCTGGGAATAATGGGTTTTATTTCAGCACCGTTAATGTGGTTTTTAGGCGGTAAACAAGCAAAGAAGCAAGAGTTAAAAAAAGGGGATGTAGAAATTGAAAGTGCAGAAATTGACTATGCCGTGAAAGTAAGGGAGTTGTACGAGAGTTTATTAGAACAAGCTAACAAAGATAAAGATGCTTTGAAAATTGACCGTGACGCTATTGTGTTGGAGTTTAAATCTGAAAGGGAATATTTCAGAAGTCAGATTGATGACTTGCGAAAAAATGATACTATAATGCAAAAGCAGTTCAACGATATTCAGTTGGCTTATGCAAAAGAAGTTGAGCAGTCGCAAAATTGGGAGAAGTTACACCGTGAATTAAAGGAGCAGTTTAAGGAACTTGAAAGGGAACACGAAGAGTTAAAAACCTTTTGCGAAAAACTTAAAGTTGAATTAGATAAATATAAAAAAGCTAAATAATGCTTCACGAAAAATATAAATCGCTTTTAGATAAGTATAATATTAATACACCGTTACGTAAAGCGCATTTCTTTGCTCAAATAGAACACGAAAGTAATTTAAAACCTATTAGCGAAAACCTTAACTATTCAAGTGAGGGACTTTTAAAAACTTTCCCTAAATATTTTACGCCTTTAACAGCGATACAGTATAGACGACAACCCGAAAAGATAGCGAATAAAGTTTACGCTAATAGAATGGGTAATGGCGATGAGCATAGTGGCGAGGGTTGGAAATATCGAGGGCGTGGATTTATACAAATTACTGGCAAAGAAAACTATTTTAGATTAGCAAACGACACCGATATTGATTGTTTAAAAAATCCTGATTTATTACTACAAGAAGTTAACGCTATGGTTTCGGCTTTATGGTTTTGGAATATAAAGGGATTAAACGCTTTAGCCGACAAAGATAATATCAATGACATTACTAAACGTATTAATGGTGGGTTAAATGGTTTATCCGATAGAAAAGCGAAGTTAGTTAAATGGAAGCAAGTGTTTAAATAAAAAACCACCTCGTTAGAAGTGGTTTAAGTTTTCGTACTTTAAACGTCTTACGCCGCTGCTCTAAGCAATGGTGTTTGAAATAGGCTTATTACTTTGCCGATTATTTTTTTGTTCTCTTTATTATCTACTTGATTGCAGTCAAAACCAGTCGCCCCCAAATATACCGCTTGTTATTTAAACTCGTAGCGATGAAACGAGGTATTATAAACATAAACGTTTTGCGT